CGAGAGGGCATCGTTGGCGGAGTCGGCTCCATCGACATCCAGCGTATTCAGGTTTGGGGATCCAATCTGCACGAGCCAATTCGCCCGTGCGCGTCCAGTATCGACCGGAGTGGCCAGGACAGCCGTCTGATCAGCCGAAATGGCCGCTCGCTTGACTGCCTTCAGGGTGTTGTCCTTAACCCGCTCGGAGAGCTTGTGTATGGCCCTTGCGAACTGTTTCGGAGTCTGTTCCTTACGCCCTGGCACTTATCTTTCCACCTTTCTTGGCATCCCCTGGAGAGTGGTGCCCCAGGTAGGCATTGTCCATTACGCGGATGAAATAGAACAAATCATCCTGCTGCTCATCATCAAACTCGAAAGTCTGCGCATAGTCCCGGATAGATGCCCATGAGATAGGCCCAGCGCCAAACCCGCTCTGTCTGCAGGTGTTGAGGTCATGAAACGCATCGTAATATATCTCCAGTCCCATTTGCAGGCTCGGGGCGTCAGCTATTGCCTTGGGCATGGGCTGACGCGCCCGGAGCGCCTGCTTGATGATTCTCTTCTCAGTAGGGCCTTGCTTCAGCGCATACAGCAAGACCGCAATCAGTTTTCCGATGCTTCCTCGCGCAGGGCGGCCCGAAACAGGGCGATACCCTCCGCTTGTTCCTTGATGTCCATGAACAGGTCCGGAAGGGCCTTCAGGGCCTCCTCCAAGGCAGCTTTGGTCACTGGAGCGATGGAGCCGTCGGGCTGCTCGATTCCAGCCTTCATCTTGCCCTTGGAGTCCTTGGTCTCCCAGGACTTGATCACAGCGTGCGCGTATGCCTTGTGCAGCAACCCAATGCTCACATCCGGATCCAGTGACTCGGTGGCGATGGCGCGTCTGTACGGGCGCGTCAGGCGGTCCAGCTTCTTCTGGTACGCCTTGTTTGCTCCGCCAGCGCGGCAGATCAGGATGCGGAACTCGCCATAGTCGAGCCACACGCCCTCCTTTTCGCTTTTGGAGTCGGTTTTGAAGTTGTCGTACATGCTCATGTCAATTGCTCCTCTTTCGAGTGGTGATTGGGGCCCCGGAGGGCCCCCATTTGGTGCTACTCGGCGGCGTCGGGGAGGTAATCCCAGAAAACCATCAGCAGCGTGTGATCCATCGCGGAATCCCAACCGGCAACCGTTCCCGCCTCAATCGACAGGGGGAGGGTGATAGCCTCATCCTGTGCCACATCCGGGCGGCCATCGCCCAAAGTGATCAAAGGAATATCGAACGAGATCCCGGCGTTGTCCTTCACCAGGTGCGCGTCCAGGGTGATGTTAGCGTTCGCACGCACCTCATCCAGGGCCGCCACGTTGGCGAAGTATGCCGTGACGTCTCCACCGACTTCAAACGTGCCAGCGGTGACCTCGAAGGCCCCCAATACGCCGACAGCCTTGTTCGGGGAGACATTGTTGTTGATAGTCAAGGAGAGGTCCGTGACGTAGGCGAACAGGGCAGCAGGGGCCGCGTCCGAGGCGTCCAGGACCGCCATCTTGATGCGGGACACGTCGGAACTGGTGTTGAAAGCGTCGCTTTCGACCAATGCCGGGCGTGTGCCTGCCTTCAGGGTGGTCGGACCGTCAATCGTCTCGTTGTCCGCACCGATGAAGGACAGATTCGCAACAGCCTTCTCAGCGGTCGGAATCACCAATTCGAACTCACTGGGGACTGCTCCCACAATGTATTCGGCCTGGATCTCGGTCGGTTCGGCGTCGTCAGGTGCTCCCAGCTGGCGCTCCAGCTGATATGTGCGCCGAACGATGTCGGTTCCGGTCTCGTTCTTCAGCACGCGGCCGAAGAAAATCTGCACGGTCTCGCCGCCGGACAGGGTTTCGGTCACAAAAGTGGCCTCAGTCTTGTCCAGGACGATCGCCGTGGCAGATACGCTCTTCACCCGAGCAAAAGCTACGTTGGCAGCCTCTGCGAAGTTGGTCGCAGCACTGTCTCCGCCCACGTAGATGTACTCTCCGGGGATCAACCCGAGATCGGTGAAATCGAAGGCGATGTCGGAGGTAATCTCCGGCAGCGAGCCAGAGGCGACGATATTCAGGTCATCCGCAGCGAACTGATGCCCTACCATGACCAGGCTGTGCCCGGCCGCCGGGGAGGCGTCATCCACGAGGGTCGTGGGGCTAACCGCGATATCCGTGTCGCTGGTGATACCTGTGACCACTTTCAGGCCGTTGTTGGCTGCATCGTCGAAGCCAGCAGCGAAAACCAGGTCGTTGACCGCGAAGGCGAGCCCGGAGGCCGCGTCGTAGGTGTCTCCTGCGGCATCCACGTTGGTGATGACCTCGTGCTCTGCCTTCCTGCGGAGATCCGCGAAGAAAAAGCCCTGCAGAATGGTCTGGAGGTTGGTCTGGGTGACGTCAGTCTCGAAACCACCGCTGGCATCGAGATCGGTGACCACACCTTTCTTCCTCTGACGTGAGGGGTTGATGGGATTGCGGGCGATGGTGGTAATCTCCCCGCCGAAATCGCTGTAGCTGTTAGGCTCCAGCGGATACCACACTTCGTCCCCGGAGACAACCTTGTAGCTGTCCTCCTCGCAATAGCGAAGTCCGGAGGCATTACTGTCAATTTTGCTCAGATCGGCCATGGTGAAGCTCCTTTTGCTCTAGGCCCTACTTGATGACGTCGTATTCGAACTCTGCGAACACGTTGACTTGGAACCACTGGCCGTCAAGGCCAACTTCATTGATCCTGACGTTCCGGAAGATCACTCTGCCGGGGGAGGTCACCTCACCCTCGAACGCATCCTTGGCAATCTCTGCCAGCGTGTCGCTGTCGACCTGGCCCTTGCCGTGTTCAGTGAACACCTGAACCATCACGAGTCCCTCGTGACGGAACCGGCGGTTGCCCACCTCGCCGCCAAGCGTGGCAGCACCGCCGATATTGTGACGCACCGAGATGCGTGCCCACGCGCCGCTGTTCGGAATATCTCCGACAACGTCCCCGTAGATGACTGGTAAGGCCGCGCTGACCTCATTTGCGAGCCATGCCTCCAAGAATTTGGCAAGCATTTCGTCCCGCGCCTGTGCTAAGTTGCTGCAGCTCATCGCTTTACCTCGAAGATGTACATGACCCGCTTGTCTGCTGGGCTGATTAGCTCCACGCTCACGATTCTCCAGAGCGTGTCGCCGTCCTCAATCACGTTGAAATGCTCCAGGTCGTGGTCCCCGTCGTTCTCTGCAGCGAAAAGCGAGTATTGGGTCTCCCGGACCACGCCGTCCACGTTCTCGGCCCGAGTCGTCAGGACCTGGGTCTTTGGGATGAAGGCCATCGCCCCAGGCACTTCCGCCTCGCGATATTCGTTCTGGCCTCGCCAAGGCTTGTCTTGATCTTGCGAATCAGTACCAAATTTGATGACCGTCACAGCACGTCCATTGGCCTCAATGAGCCTCTGAGCGGTCAATGCCAGCTTATCAAAATCAGCCACGGCCAAGCTCCCTGCTGCTGTATCCCTCGATGATTTCCTCAATCCACATGTCAGCCTGCGGGTATTCAGGTATCATTTGACCTAAGTTCCCTGTTCCAACCATCGGTTTGCCATTTGAGTTCCCACTTCCCCACTTTGTGGAGTCTTTAATTGGCCCAACCTCTTCAGATTTCTCGATAATCTGCCCGGAACCCTCGCCAGAGGACACTCCTGTGGCCGGATCCGTAATCGAAAATCCTGGGGTGGGGACCGGCGCAAGGTCCCGGCCCAGCTGCAGCACCAGGAGAGCATATTCTGCGATTGCCTTCTCCAAAGGCCTGGGAACGGGGTCGAACGTGTACTCCTCGTCGGTGTAGGCGTCGACGCGCGGCCACTCCAGGGACTGGGCATTTGTGCCCTTGCATCCACGGAAACGCCTCCCAAAGCGCTTGTCGACGTAGTCTGTGGCCATTACGATGCCCTGCTGGACGGCAGTGTCATCGTAGGCGCTGTAATCTCCGCCTCGATCGTCGTGGTGTTCCTTAAAGCCCGCCAGGGACAGGTAGGCGTTCGCTTCCGCCAATCCTGTGCCGTCCTCTACTGTGAAAGCCATGTCTCCGGTCCTTCCGTTGGTCTGTGAACGCCAGAGCGTCCAA